GGAGATAATTATAATAAATTATAGATTTATTTTTCCCATCCAATAATTTTTCACATATACTATAAATTGTATAATGATATATAAATTTTTTAACTTGTAAATTATTAATACTTTTATCTAATAAATTATATTCATGCAGAGAATTAATTATTTTAGGCTGTATATCATTAATTAGTAAATCATTAAAGTCAATAATAGTAAAGTCATAATTTTCTATATGTAAATCAGCCATCATTATTCTTATTATAATACTGTTCCAGAAATATTCTAGGAGCTTTACCTATTCTACAATTAATAATACCATTATAATAATTTTCATTTAATAAAACATCTTTTTCAAATTGCATTTTAGCTTCATAATAACTAAGTTCAAATTTACTACTACAAAATAATAATATATTAAATTTAAATTTATCTTTACCTAAATTTTCTATATCATTGTTTAATACATCAGATGAACCTGTATAAGTTTTCCAATCACTTTCAATATAATCTATTCTTTTTCTTTTTTTACCTTTTAATGGTTTTCGTTTAATTTTACGAACCATTTGTTTTTTACCAATATATGATTTGCTATTTACAGTATTAGTAATCTCGTAGACAAACCCATATGGATTTTCAGGCATATCACCTTTTATATCCCAATGACCACTATCCATTAAGTTATTTACTTTTTATTTTTACGTTTTCTAGTCTTACGTTTTTTACCAACTTTACCAAATCTTGAAATTGTAGCTCCTAATGCAACAGGTTTTCTAAAATCACCAGGAGCATAAGCATCAGTTCCAGGTGTACCGCTAATTGTATTCCCGTAACCTACAGCTGCAGTTGGTCCTAAAGCACCACCACCGACAGTATTTTCATCTTCTTCTTTTACTTTCTTTCTACCTAATTTTTTAGATAATTGTTTTTTCTTATCTTTATGAACTTGAGTTTTAGAACCCATTAATCCTTGTTTATTTTTTCTAACTTTAATATCTTGAGCATCTTCTTCTTTTGCATCTAAATAAGCAGCTATTGCCATTTCTCTTTTTTTCTTTTTAGATTTACCTTTAAACTGAGGGGCCTTAGATTTTTGAAAATCTTTAACATAATCTCCGGCATCATGTTTTTTAGGGTTTAATTTTTCTAAAAATGCTTTTTCAAACAGAGTTGTTTTTTTCATATTAGTATTTATAATTAATAGGTGAATTTATTAGATCAATATATAAATGAAATAGAAAAAGATTTACAAATAAATGAATTTAACTTAAAAGACTCTTCAATGCGTACCCCAGCAAGAAAACATTATTGGGTATCTAAATTAATAAGACATAAGAAAAATTTATTAAGTTTAAGACAACAAAGAGACTCAGTTAAAAAAGAAGTAGTAAAAAAAATAATTGAAGAAAGCCCAGTCAAAGTTACTATACCGGTGGCTGAAAAGGCAAGCTATAAGCATGAAAAAATGATAGATATATCTAATAAAATAAATGAAGAAGAATTAATTATTGAATTTTTAGAAAAAACTGAAAAAACTTTTAGTGCAGTTGGTTTTGATATAAAAAATATTATTGAAATAATGAAGATGGAACAATTATGATAAAATTTAAGTTAGATAAAGGCAAGGTACGTCTTATAACTGATAATTTAGATGATATTAGGGAATATTTTAGTGTTAAAGACGATACAGCACGATTTAGACTAAGGGGAAGAGCGAGGTTTTATTCAAACCCAAGAATATATTGTATAACTCCTACAGGTTTATTTGAACCGGGTTTATTCTTTGATATATTAACTTATATAAAAAAAGAGTATCCTAATATTAATATTGATATTGAAGATGAAGTTTTAGATATAGTAAAACCTAATAATTATAAATTAAATTCAGTATACAATTTACTTAAATTTCCTCTAAGAGATTATCAACTAACATCTGTCGAAAACGCATTAAAGTTTGGTAGAGGTATAATTAAACTTGGTACCGGAGGTGGTAAAACTTTAACAATAGCATCTTTATTGATGAGTATGTTTAAAGATAACTCTAAAATAAAAATATTAATTATAGTACCAGATTTGGGATTAGTTAATCAAACTTATAAAGATTTTGAAGAATATAACGTTAGATTTAAATTTACAAGATGGACAGGTAAAATAAAACCTGATTTAACTGCAAATTGTATTATAGCCAATAGAGGTATATTACAAAGTCAATTCAATGACAATGATTGGATAAAATATGTAGATGCTTTGGTAGTAGATGAATGTCATACTATTAAGAAATCAAATAAAATTAGTAAAATGGTTAATGAAATAACTACTAATAATAAATTTGGTTTGACCGGTACGTTACCAGATAATAAGCCTGATGAGTGGAATATATTAGGTAAATTGGGTAAAGTAATATATGATAAAGATAGTTATGAACTAAGATTAGAAAGTTATTTAACTAGCGTAGACGTTAAGGTAATCAATATAAGCTATAATGATAAACCTTTATATATATCAGGTAATAATAATTTTAAGACTGAATTAGATTTTATTTACACTAATAATTTTAGAAATAATGTAATTGAAAATATATGCAATAAATTTAATAATAACTCTCTTATATTGGTTAATCATTTAGCTCATGGCGATGCATTATATGATAAATTATCTCAAAGTAAAGATAAGCAAGTATTTTTTGTTAAAGGTGAAGTAGAAGTAGAAACAAGAGATGAAATTAAAAAAATAATGGAAACTAATAGCAATGTTATTTGTATAGCTATGAGTTCTATTTTTAGTACTGGTATTAATATTAAAAATATTCATATGATTATGTTTGCTTCAGGCGGTAAAAGTTTTATTAGAACAATTCAATCTATTGGTAGAGGTTTAAGATTACATGAAAGTAAAGATAAATTATTAATTATCGATATATGTGATCAATTAAAATATGGTATACGTCACGGAGATAAAAGACAAGAAATTTATAACTTAGAAAAAATAAACTATACGCAAACTGATATAGTTGAAAAATAATATTTTTATATTATAATTATTTTATGGCTAATACTAAAAAAACTACCGGTAAACGTAGAGGTCCGAAACCTAAAAAGACAGAATACTATGTAGATCCACGTGAATTAAAAGAAGAACTTATAGAATATTATGAAAACGGCGATTGCACTCCTAAGTTAGGTGATATGATACATAAAATAGCTCATGGTTTAAGTTACTCTTCAAACTTTATTAATTATACATATCGAGATGAAATGGTTGGTGATGCGTTAGTAAAAATGTATACTGCAGTTACAAATAAAAAATTTGATATATCATCAGATTATAATCCATTTTCATATTTTACTACTATTGCATTTCATGCTTTTATTAATAGAATTAAAAAAGAAAAAAAGCATGCTGAAACTTTAAGCCAATACAAAGAAAAAGTTTATGAGCAAGAAATGTTAGATTCAATGGATGGTAGAGTTTATGTCAAACCTATGAGTGATGACATAGATGTAGATTTGAATGAATAAAGTAGCAATATTTTCTGATATACATTTAGGTGTACACCAGAATAATGATTTTTGGTTAGGTATAGCTAATAAATGGGCTGATTGGTATATTAAAGAACTTAAAGATAAAGATATTACCGATATAATATTTTGTGGCGACTTCTTTCATTATAGAGATGAAATATCAGTTAAAACTTTAAATTTTGCTAAAGACTTTTTAGACAAATTTAAAGACTTTAAAATTACTATGATTACAGGTAATCATGATGCATGGTATAAAGATACATCAGAAATTAATAGTTTAAGTATTTTAAAAGGTTATAAAAACTTAACTATATATGATAAACTTGCAACTGTAGATTATAAAAATAAAATAGTATCATTTTGCCCATGGGGTACTAATATAAATGATATACCTGATAGTGATTTAATATTTGGTCATTTTGAATTAGAAAATTTTAAAATGAATATGTTTAAAATTTGCGATCATGGAGATGATCCAGATGTATTGGTAGAAAAATCTAAGTTAATATTTACAGGTCATTTTCATGCAAGAGATCAAAAATATTTTAAAAAGCAAGATAGTTCTATAATTTATGTTGGTAACCCTTATGAAATGGATTTTGGGGATACTTTACAAACTAAAGGATATTATATTTTAGATTTAGATAATTTATCATATGAATTTTATGAAAATAGTATTACTCCAAAGCATATAAAAATTATTCTTTCTAAGTTAATTAATTTAACTGAAGTAGATAGTGTATTTAAAAATACTTTACCAGGTAATATTATTAAGTTAATTATAGATAAAAATATTAGTAGCGATCATTTAGATGCTCTTGTAACTAAATTAACTACTTATAAACCAGTAGAATTAAGAATTGATTATGATGTAAATTATAATAAACTTAAGATAGAAAATGATCAAGATTATGACCTATCAGGTGTTGATATTAAACATGCAATTGAAGAGTTTGTTAATATGTTAGATATAGAAAATAAAAAAGATGTAGTAAATTATACGCAATCTTTATATGAAAGAGTTAAATGAAATACGTAAGTTTTAAAGAGTTAAAAATTAAAAATTTTCTATCTATAGGTGATGAAAATGTTATAGTAAACTTTGAAAAAGGTTTACATATAGTAACTGGTATTAATAGAGATAAAGAAGATAGGAGAAATGGGGTAGGTAAAAGTACTATTGCTGATGCATTGTATTTTGC